AGTTTCGCCTCGACTGGACCGTGACCGATCCGGTCCTGGTGGCCCGCCTGCAGGCCGACGGCAGGCCGATCGTGGTGGTGCAGCTCCCGCGCGCGCCAATGGGCCGGACCGACGGGGTTGGCCACGAGCTCCTGCCGGACTGCCGGCGCATCCAGGAGGTGCTCGACCAGCTGGGCGATCGCGTGCTGAAGGTCCAGGTCGGCGCCGGGCGGCCGCTGTTCAAGTTCCACGGGCTGGACGTCGACCTGCGCGACGAGACGACCGTGGCGCAGCTCCTGGACGTCGCCAGCGTGGCAGCGGGCTTCGTGGGCTACGTCTCCTACATCGTGCCGCTGGCCGAGTGCCTGGAAAAGCCGGCGGCGCTGGTCTGGTCGAAGCTGGGGCTTCGCTCGAGCACTGGCTTCGTCCGGCAGATCACGCCGAAGAAGATCCTCGAGCGTGCAAGCAGCGACCACGTGGTGGACAATTGCGCACCGGACGCGCTGTCCGCGATGGTGAAGAGGTTCTCTGATGCGCTTCGTCTCTCGAGCTGAGGTGGCGCCGGTGTTCGCCGGCAAGCGGATAGTGATCGTCGGCTCCGGGCCTGGCGTGCTGGAGAACCAACCGGGCGAGGTCGACGCGCACGAGGTGGTCGTTCGGGTGAACAACTACAAGCTCTCGCCGGCCGCCGGTCGTCGCACGGACGTCTACTACTCCTACTTCGGAAACGCCATCCGCAAGTCCGCGGCCGAGCTGCAGCGCGACGGCGTCGACCTGTGCATGTGCAAGTGCCCGAACGCGAACGCGATTCGCAGCGACTGGCACAAGCAGCGCGGCAAGCTGGCCGGCGTCGACTTCCGCTGGATCTACACGCTTCGCGAGTCCTGGTGGTTCACCGAGACGTACGTGCCCGAGCTGGCCGAGTTCCTCGAGCAGTTCGAACTGCTCGGGAGGCGCATCCCCACCACCGGCTTCGCGGCCATCCTGACCGTGCTCTCGTTCGCTCCGGCATCCGTGAACCTGACCGGCTTCGACTTCTTCAGCTCCGGCGTGCACAACGTCGACGAGAAGTGGAAGCCTGGCGCTACCGACGATCCGGTCGGGCACGCCCCCGAGCGCGAGCTGGCGCTTCTCCGCGGCCTGGAGCTGACTCATCCCATCACCACCGACCGCCGGCTGCGCGCCGTGCTCCACCCATGATCGAATGGACCCAAGAGACGGAAAAGCGCATTGGGCGCATGCTGCAGATCGTCCTCGCCGACCCGGACATGCTGGCCATCCACCAGCGCTTCGGTGGTGAGGTCTTCCGCCGCTCGAGCATCTTTCACGAGCTGAAGAGGTTCCTGCAGACCTGCGAGGTCAGCGGCGACACCTGCCTGGAGATCGGAACGTGGAACGGCATCACCGCGGTGGTGCTCTCCCGGTTCTTTCGGCGGGTGGTGAGCGTCGATATCTTCCACAACCCGGTCCGCCACGAGATCCTCGAGCACCTGGGCATCCGCAACGTGGAGTTCGTCGACCTCGAGGACAACGCGCACAAGCGGCGCGTGGTCGAATCGCTGGAGTTCGACTTCGCCTACCTCGACGGCAACCATGCCGAGGACACGGAGCTCGATTGGAACCTGACCAATCGCTGCGGCCGCGTCCTGTTCCAGGAGTGCCTGCCGATGCAGCCTCCTGTCTACAACCTGGTCCGCCGGCTGCCGCCGGAGGAGGTGGTCTACGGCGGCGTGGGCCTGGCGCTCTGGAGAAAGCAGCGATGATCTTCGACTACAAGGGCCGGCTGTATCCCGAGTACCTGCGCAACGGGAACGCGTGCAGGTTCATCGTGCCGATCGCGCAGCAGTTTTGCGTGGGTGAAGGCGTGGACGTCGGGCCTGGCCGATGGCCGTTCCCGGGCGCTACGCCGGTCGACGTGGGCCCGGAGCACTCCGCGATGGCCCTACCCCCTGGCCCCTTCGACTACGTCTTCTCCAGCCACTGCCTCGAGCACCTGCAGAACCCGATCGCCGCGCTCGAGCACTGGCGATCGCGCCTGAAGCCCGGCGGCGTGCTGTTCCTCTACCTGCCGCACCCGGACATGGAGTACTGGCTCCCGCAGAACTGCCGAAAGCACCTGCACTCCTGGTCGCCTGGTCAGATCCGGCGCATCCTGATCGACCTCGGCTTCTGGGACGTCCTGGCCAGCGAGCGCGACCTGGCGTGGTCATTCTCCGTGGTCGGGTTCAACGGGGCGCGGCCCCTGGGGGCTTCTCAATGAGCGCGATGCGTCAGCGGATCGTCGACCTGTTCGGGCAGCACGCGCTGAAGCGCTCCATTCTCAGCATCCGCGAGGGCGGCGGCGTGATGGAGCACTTCCTCTCCGGCAAGGGCGTGCGCACCGCGCTCGAGATCGGCACCTACCGCGGCGTAGGCGCGGCGGAGATCTCGCAGTTCGTGGACCGCGTCATCACCATCGACCTGCACCACGGTCGCCTCGAGCAGCTGGGCGAGTCCTGGAATCGCCAGCACTTCTGGTCGGCTCTCGGGATCACGAACATCGACCTGCGCCTGGTGCGCGACGACGCGGAGAAGGCCGCGCTCATCCGGTCCCTGGAGTTCGACTTCGCCTTCGTCGACGGGGCGCATGACCAGCGCGTGCGCGACGACTTCGAGCTGGTGCGGCGCTGCGGGAAGGTGCTGTTCCACGACGTCGACCGCCGCGGCAAGCCGGAGAAGGATTACGTCTACGACTTCGTGATGTCGCTGCCGCGCGCCGAGCTGCAGTTCATGGATATCTTCGCGCTATGGACCGATTCATCGAAGCCTTCCCAGCCGTAGCCGACGGCGACCTCGTGCTGTGCCCGGAGCACGGCGTGGCCTACCAGCGCGACCAGACGGCGCTGGTCGACTACGGGGAGGACTACTTCGAGAAGTGCCGGGGCTACGAGGGCCAGGAGATCGCGGACCGGATCAATGCCGGTCGCATCGCCTTCGTGCTCCGGCACTTCGGTCCGGGCCGCATGCTCGACGTCGGCGTGGGCTCCGGCGAGTTCATCAAGCGCCGGCCGCACACGTTCGGCATCGACGTCAACCCGGCGGCGGTGCGCTGGCTCCGCGAGGCCGGGCGGCTGGCCGACAACCTGGATTGCTTCGGCGCCTACTCGTTCTGGGATGTGCTCGAGCACGTGCCCACCCCCGAGGACTACCTGCGCCACTGCTACCTGCGCAGCTTCGTCTTCATGTCGGTGCCGATCATGTCCTCTCTTGATCGGATCCGCGAGTCGAAGCACTACCGGCCCGGCGAGCACCTGTACTACTGGACCGAGCGCGGCCTGGTCGAGTGGATGGCTTGGCACGGTTTCGCGCTGCTCGAAGCGTCCGACTTTGAAACGCAGGCCGGTCGCGAGTGCATCGTGTCGTTCGCCTTCCGGCGGTACCGATGGCCGGCGGCTGAAAGGATCGCTTGACAAAGACTAGCTGATATGCAAAATGGGCGCATCCGCCGGGAAGCGGACAACAAGTGGGCCCTAGTGAGCAGCGTGCGCGGTACTTGCCGTGTCTTCCCGGGCCCGAAAGGGTCACGCTGTTCACTAGGGCTTTTTTACGAAAGCCCATCATGGCAACGAAGCCCCAAGTCAAGGAATCCGAGATCTCCATCATGGAGGTTCAGAAGGGTCTGATGGAGTTCTGCATCCTCGGGAGCAGCCCTCTCATCATGAACCGCATGTCCCAGAAGGTCTGGTTTGAACTGCTCGCTCCGAAGGGTCGCAAGACCACGGTCGAGAAGGCATCGACCATGAAGCACGACCCGATTGCGGAGTTCCGCGCCTCGGTCTACCGCATGCCCAAGGACGACGATCCGACGGTGCTGGCCATCCTCCCGACTGCCTTCAAGGGGGCGATGGGAACCGCGGCGCTCGACATGCCCGGCGCCAAGCGGACGCAGATTGGCCGGCTGGTCTACGTGCACGGTGAGCTGCTGCCGGTGTACGGTGTCCCGAAGGTCTTCATGGCGGTCACGCGTTCGGCGGACATGAACAAGACCCCCGACATCCGCACGCGCGCCCTCGTGCCGGAGTGGGCGTGCAAGCTCCGGATCGAGTTCACGAAGCCCGTCCTGCGCGAGCAGTCGATTGCCAATCTCCTGGCCGCGGCTGGCTTCCAGTCTGGCGTTGGCGACTGGCGGCAAGAGAAGGGCTCCGGCTCGTACGGTTCTTTCCGCTTGGTGAGCGACGACGACCCCGACTTCGTTCGCATCTGCTCGACCCAGGGTCGCGATGCCCAGGTCCAGGCGCTCGAAGAACCGGAAGCCTACAACGACGAGACCAGCGAGATGCTCGCGTGGTTCGACGTCGAGATGAAGCGTCGCGGCTTCAAGGTGGCCGCATGAGAAGCGCCGAGCAAATGAAGGCGATCCGCGAGCGTCTGACAGACCTCGAACTGCAGGGCGGCGGTAGGCTCACGCCGAACGCTGTTCTGGATGACGCGAAGGATCCCGACAGCCCGCTGCATGACTCGTTCGAGTGGGACGATGAGAAGGCTGCGCATGCTCATCGGATCGAACAGGCCCGCGCGCTCATCACCAGCGTGCGAGTCGTTCAACGCACCGACAAGACCGCCGTTCGGGCTGTCTTCTACGTGCGCGACCCGAGCGCGGAGAACGACGAGCAGGGGTACGTCAGCACGAGCACGCTGCGCAGCGATCAAGACATGGCACGCGATGCTGTCGTCGCCGAGTTCACGCGCGTCGCCGATGCTCTCCGTCGTGCTCGTGAGATCGCCAAGGCGCTGGACCTCGGCGACGAAATCGAGGGGCTCCTGAGGTCCGTTGTCGATCTCCGCGAGCGCATTCAGCCGGCCCCGTCTGCGCAGCAGTGACTGGCATGGCAGTCCCGGATTGGCAAGGCGGGGCGTGGACGGGTAAGGCGACGCGATGCGGGCCTGGCCTGGATCGGCGCTGACTGGCGTCGCGCGGCACGGTAAGGCAGGCACAGCGAGGCCTGGACTGGCGAGGATCGGCACGGATTGGTATGGCAGCCACGGAAAGGCGCGGCGCGTAGTGGATCGGCGCTGCGGGGCAAGGCAGGCATGGAAAGGCTCGGACGGGTACGGCGTGTAGCGGCTCGTTGAGGCAGGCGGGGTTTGGCTGGGATGCTCGCGGAACGGCGTCGCCTGGAATGGACAGGCAGGCATGTCGCCATAGAATGGGGGGGCTCACAAGGCTCCCCCATTTTTCATTGCGATGGCCGACTTCTCCGCCAATGGCACCCTTAGCCTGACCGGCCTGGACGGCGTCCTGCGCACCCTGCAGGAGCTGCCGGCGGAGGTGGTCAGCAAGAACGGCGGCCCGGTCAAGTTCGCGCTTCGCAAGGGCGCGCAGGTCATCCTACGGCAAGCAGCGCTGAACCTCGCGCGCTCGACCGACGTCCTTGGGACCGACGACTACGACAGCACCGGCCTGCTCTTGTCCGCTTTGGTCGCCACGCGCGGCAAGCCCCCCTATGCCGGCAATGGCGAGCGCTACCTGGTGCGCGTGAAGCGGCTCACCTACAACCGGCCTGGACCGAAGACGAC